CTGGAAAACAAAATAATTAGAGACACCAATAAAGCCAGGGCCGATGAATTGGCTAAACTGAAGGCTAAATCAGAAGTAGATAAACTTAAAGATAAGTTTGATATAGAGCGCATAGGATTAACCCTAGCGCTTAACCAGGCAACCGATGAAGAGACTAAATTACGTTTGAAAGCACAGCTAGCAATCCTAGATAATAACGAGGCGTTGGCTAAAAAATATAATGCTGAGTTAGGCGCTGTGACTGCTGCCAATGCTTTGGCTAATTCTGCTAATACAGCTGCAGGTGCTTTAAATTTTTTTGCTAGTGGTATGCCAGCATTGTTTAACTCTTTAGGACAATTAACTGGCCGAGGCCGTAATCAAATAGCACCAGATGAGTTTGCCAGACTGCCACAAGGTGTAACCAATATGGGCGCACAGACCGCTGCTACAGCCGCTGAGAACGCACAAACCACAGCTACATTAACCCTTGATCCAAATGCTAGTGGCGATAAATTAATTAACGCTATTGGTGAATTAGTATTAGTAAATCTTAAATATGGCAATAAGTTAGTACCAGCAGGAACTATCCTATAATGGCTGTACCAACAATCAATGCGATAATTAACTTTTCAACTGGGCCTAGCACGGCACAAGCCATGCAGCTAGATATTGGTATCTTAGGCACAAACGTATTGGCTGATGCTGTAGCCGTGATTGTTGATGTATCTGACAAGGTAAATCTAATTAAAACATCTACAGGCCGTAGTGCTTTAGTAGATCAATTTCAAACTGGCCAACTTACCTTACGCATAGTAGATCAAAATGGCGACTTTAATCCTACTAATCCTACTGGGCCTTATTACGGCCTACTGACACCGATGAAGAAGGTGCAGATAACTGCTAATTACAATGGCACTACCTATCCAATTTTCTCAGGATTTATTACATCCTATGTAAACACTCAACCTAAAGATGCAACAGAAGTTGCTTACACTACAATTCAGGCTGTTGATGCGATGAGACTTGCCCAAAATGCACAAATATCTACAGTGTCAGGTGCTAGTGCTGGAGATCTATCAGGCACACGCATCAATCAAATACTAAATCAAATATCTTGGCCAGCCACAATGCGTCAAATAGATGCAGGTCAAACTACATTACAGGCAGATCCTGGCACAGCACGTACATCTTTAGGCGCTATGCAGACTGTGGCTGACTCAGAGTATGGATCGGTATTTGTTAATTTTAACGGGGAGTTTGTATTTAAAGATCGTTTAACTGCTACTGCATCAATAGGTGCAACACCCACACTCTTTGCCGATGATGGCACAGGCATTTCTTATGCCAATGCTATGTGGAAACTAGACGATAACCTAATCTTTAATTCAGCCCAAATAAGCCGTACAGGTGGCTCACCACAGACAGCAATTAATCAGCCATCTATTGACAAATACTTTATCCATTCATACAACCATCACGATCTAATATGGTAATGCGTAACTTAGCCCACTTACCACTGCCTAATGCTTTGTCTCTCAATGCCAGCCTTTAATCTTGTAATGCTCTAATGCTTTACACATAGAACCATATCTATTGTTATTGTACTTAATACCCCACTCTACTTGCTTAAAGCCACTGACTGTACTAAGCCATATTGATCTACCTTGTGGTATGCCATAATGACTACCATTCTTAGCTTTAGGATTCCACCTAGATTCTTTGTAATACAACTCATCTAAGCAATAGAACTCATCTAAGTTATTAAGCTGTATGAATGCCCACTGTCTATAGTGGTTTGTTTTATCTAATGATGCAACGGAATCAGTCTTTACAAAGCAAAGATTAACTATGAATAGAGCGATCCCAACTAGCCAGCACCTTGCGAGCTTTCCCTTGCGGGCTCGCCTTGTGGCTTTGTGAGCCACTGCTTCACTAGAGCCTAGCATACGATGTCAAATCAATCAGCATAACCGCAGGTCAGACGGCAAGTCGTAATGCGTAGATCATCTGTGTCAATCCAAGTTTCATCCCAGCCAGCGGTCATATTGACATCCAACCTATGTATTGTGAATCAGGATTATCTATAAGCCACTGCTTACGCAACGCATTTTGGTAGGCCCAATCAATATCTGTAGATTCGCTCATTATTTACCACCCCATCCGCCACCTTTGAATATGAGCCCAGGTGCGCTATAGATCCTTGACATTTGCAAATTACATTTAGGGCAAGACATTGGCGCACTGTCATCATCGTAGGATCTATGTACCGATCCATAAGTGCCGCATTCATTACAGCTGTATTCATAGGTAGGCATTACTTGGCTCCAATCAACTGACAAGTGTGTCAGACCACGGTAATAAACTTCCAACTACCACACTTATCACATCTGGATATATCGCTATCTGGTATATCCAAAGCTTCGGCTATATTCTTAACGCCTACGCACCCACAATCCATACACTGATACGCCTTAAATCCATCTGGCATATCCAACTGATCGAGCCATAAGAACTCGGTCTTGCGACTGCAACCATTACATTTAAACTGTGTGTGCATTATGGTAAACTCCTTATTGCCTACAGTGGCACTGAGTACAAACTAAGAAATTACCTGAATGTATTAACCTGTCATCATTACAGGCTACACAAACATCGGTAGATGGCTCAAACTTTACCTGGTCGTTCTCTATGCGCTCCAGGTAAGGTCCGCCTCTTAAAATCTCTACATATCCCATTTACTCACCCCCCTCGACATCGCTAGAAAAGAACCACGATCCAGCAGCTGTTTTCTTAGCCCACTTAGCATCGCACTGGTCAGGCTTTGTAGCACTGCATACATAACCGTAGAAATCTCGGCCAGTCTTTGCTACACCTTCTTTAAGAATCATCTGGCCGTGTTTACATTCTTGTGCTTTAGGATCAACTGGTATTGCTTCTATTGCTTCACCAACTGACCATACCGCTGGCTTATCTTCTGCAAACGATGCACGTAATACATCTTCAACAGCTCTAGCCCTTGTGCCTGGTGGTGAATAACTTGCAACCTTTGTCATTTCTTCTCGGCTAGCCCTTTTGCCCTTAGCTGCATAACCTGCGTTTGCAAGCGCTCTGCCGATCGCTGAAGTCTCAGCATTCTCCAATGCAGAAGTTGAATTGACACCCCGATCAGACACGCTCTCACTAGCAAGCCCAGTCGCCCACGGCTGTGCATCGGCTTCTGTCTTAAATAATTGAGCACTAATAATGTATCTAGTGTCTGTGGCCTGCTCGATCTTTGTAGATATTCTTCCATCTGGATAATCCTTCCAAAACTTTTCAAGTCGGCTTTCGACTGTTTCGTAATCTTGTAAATTAAATCCCATTAGTCATCCCCCCAGGTAAATGCGACATCGAGCTCTGCTTCCAGCACGGTCTGGTATATCGAAATGTAAGCAATAGCGTCTTTGATGCTGTCCTCGTGTTTTGGAGATTCACTAATCCGAGAAATCTTGACGAGTGCCATACATAATGCAACTTGACTAGGTGTAACTGGATGGTCGAGGTATGCAGACCAGAGCTCACTGATCCGCTTATGGTTTGTGTAAGGATGACCGTAGACCGCTCCCCTTGAATGCACCAGATCGACAACATCGGCTAGCAGCTTCTCAGTTTTTGTCATAGTCAAATACCTGGTCTGACTTTGATTTGTTCTCCATCATTCTTCTATGCATATCCCAGCCATCTTTACGGCCCAGCCAGTAATATCTAGCTTCTGCATTTTCTTTAACTACGTTGATTAACCAGCCAACCATCAATACACCAATGGATGCATAACACACTGCGTAGAATATATCTATCGTAACCATATAGCCCTATCTATGCGCATATTTTGTGGCACGGCCATAGTGTTGCACCTGTGTATGACTTTGTGGATGATTTAGGGTGTTTTTTATATAACGATTAGATAACGTTAATATCTTCGAGGTCATCGATATGGTCATCGATAGTGCGCTCGGCGTACTCTGTATTAAGCCCCATAATATTTGCCTAATGCTGTGAATGAGCCATCCTTTGGATCTACTGGGACTAACGTAGGTGTTAAGCCCTTTTTAGACGCTTCCAGTATAGCAAAGCCATTCTGCCAATTTGCGCTGTTATAGCGGATATAAGACATTTTTTTCATATTGCATAGGTTTCCACTTTCTATGCCTGTAATAGGCCTGTAATGGCTTCCTATGGCTTCTGTGAACGTGCTGGCGCCCATCCTGTGGCTATGCCCCACAACGCAATTTTTGCCCCATTTTTTGGCTAGGTTAAGAGCTGTAATTCCAGCGTGCTGGCTCATACTGCCTTCATCTCCGTGAGCCAAGACCCAGCCTGGGTAAAACTCATATGCTGTTTTATGGTAGGTCATACCCATTTCGGCATAACCCATAAATTTAGGGTATTGCAATTCTGGCAAACTAATTAAGCCAGGTACTTTTAGCAGAGTATTATATAAGCGATCACTATGATTAGACCTGACAATGTGCATTTCACGGCTGTACTCTCCCAAGTCCCATAGGATTTCTTTGCATAACTCACGATCATCGTGAATGGTTTGCTCATAAGCCAAAGGTGTCCCATCACTGAAACGGCTAATTGTCTGGAAATCCATTTCATCGCCGACCACCAGTACAGCATCAAACTTCTCACGCTTCACCAGCTTCTTCATATTGATAATTGCAGAATCCAGTTGATATGGAACCTGCAAGTCTGAGACCACTAACCAACGCTTAATCTTCATCCTCATCAAAATCATCAAGTGGATTCTTTATAGGATCTTTACTATCTACGATCCAGTCTGGATAACTTGACCTATCCATCGCAAACGCTAGAGCTGTGCCTTCATCCATTCCAGATTTACGGCAAGCCATATAAACCTCATTAGCTGCTATAGCCCAGAAATCTAGTTTTGTAAGTACAGGCTCTTTAGTAGTCCTGCGCCTACGTGCTATCTTCTTCTTAGGTTTGCGTTTAGTAGCCATATTAAAATTATGACTTACTAATTAAAATAAAGAGATCATCGACACGCTTCTCTAGTCTTGTTAATTGATCCTTCATACTAGAGCCACCATTAGGGCGTAACTCATTAAGCCAGCCTCTAACTAGAAAACGTAATCCTAC